ACGTCCTCCACCATGCGGTTGGAGAGGGCGGCGTCCTCGTTGGTCATGTAGACCGTGGCGGTGCCGGTGCCATCGCCGAAACCGGAGATGTAGCTGCGGAAAGGAACGTACTGACCAGGGGTTTGACCGATGGTGGTGACGTCGATTTCAGCGCGGCTGATCTCGAAGCTCCAGTCGCGGACTTGGCCCACAACTGCGAACTCGGCGTAGGCAACTTGGAACTCGTTAGGAGCAGCTGCGGTGCCGTCGTCGGTGATCGAAACTGCAGAACCGCCGGAGGTGGCAGAAACTTGCAGTGCACCGCTGCTGGCGGTGTAGCTGATCACGTAGTAGGTGGTGGCAGTCGAAAGGCCGGCAGGCAGGGTGCCAGAACCGGATCCGCCGGTTTGGCTGTTGATCACGCTGAACTGGACAGGATCACCAACCTTGAAGTTGAGGTAGGTCTCAACCGTGATGGTGTCAGTACCAGTGTCCACGCCAGACTCACCGAAAGATCCGGTGGTGCCAGCGGGCTTGTAGTAAAGGGCGCCGGACGTGCCGGACAGAACGGTGGTGGCCATTGGCTTACCAAAGACGACTAGTGGGCGGGCACTGCCCGGCTTAATACAGGTTAGCGCCTGTAATAAACCTTACCTACGACAACACAGTTGCTACATAGGACGTGTCAATGCGACCAACAAAATGTGGCGCATCTTCCGTGGCAGAAAACGAAGGGCCGTTGATCTCCCCAACCCGGAAATAAACGCCGCTATTGGTTTTTGCTGTGTCGTTCAGGGTTTCCAGAACGCCGACAGCCGTAGTAAGCAGCGTTTGATTTCGAGCGGGGCCTTTGCCCTTCTCCGTGAATATGCGAATAATTACTGCCCCTCGGGCGTTGTCAACGCTCGAAGTCAAAGTTGGCTCATTTGTCAGCCCAAAGGTCACGTTGACTCGTACATATTCAGTAGTCGTATTAGGTGGGGCTGCAGTGATGTTGTCGAAGTAGACCGGCACAGCAGGGTCTAAGTCGCTAAACGCGGTAAGAAGAGGGTTCTCGACGGCAGCGCGAATCTTTTGGTAGTTCATAAGTCCACGCGACCAAGCTCGTAGTCAAGATTAAGGCGGATCGTTTTTTCTATGTACCCGCCTTGGATATAAGTCGTGTACCAATCCAAAGGGGCTGTACGGCGGTTAGATCCATCCTCATCAAGGATTAAGTCACCGCGATAGCCGCTAACCCGCTCACCTCGTTCGACCTCTTTTAAGGGGTCAACGCCGGGGTCGATGTAGTCGCTCTCGACAAGGTCACGTGCCTCATCTGAGTAATTTGAAAAGTTGGATATTTTGTAGCGAACCTCGTCTAGCAAGAAGCCTCGGCCACTAAGCAAAGGTGCAGAAATACGTCTGGGCTGGCCAGGTGCACCTGAACCAGCAGTGCGGCGACCATCAGTAGTCTCGATCTGCCAAGAATTTGCAAATTTGCCCGTCCACACCGGGCCTGTCTCTTGCAAGTCAACAACGATCTCTTCGCTGGCCCGGGCAGGACCCCGGCTAAATGCCGCAACGGCTAGACGATCTAGGTTTTCGCCTAGGCGATCAAGTTCACGGCTAAGCGTCGATTTTCTTGCCATTACTGCGGCCTAGCAATCAGCGTGTGCATTACGGGTTTGTCGCCGCGATAGGTGGTCACACTCAAAATCTTGGCTTCGCGGGTGGCGCCAGACTCCGTGTAGCGGATGCGGTCCGCCTGAGTTGGGTAGTAATCATTAAGCTCAGACGCTCCAATGATCACCTTCAAGTCGGTCGCTTGATACAGGCCCTCGGATTCGCGGGCGCTGATCCTGGAAATTACTGCTTTTACCGTGACGGTGGTGTCATCACCAGTCACTGCACCAGTTGTGGGGTTGTAGGTGCGGGGTGTTGTGGTTTTGATGTACGTGATGTCTTGGCCCCAGTCAGCAAGGATTGCTGTGGGCAGAGGTTTGAACGTGGAGTCGATTAGGCCCATCTCAACCTCGGAATAGGCGGACGGCGTAGTTGGTGGCGCCACCCATGCAATAGGGGCCGAGGTAGGTCTGGAGCCAGGGGTAAAGGTCGAAGACGTTGTTGACCACGCCGGGGGTCATGGAGCTGTCCTTGTACTTGACCTTGAGTTCCCCAAGTTCGACCTGTTCGTAGAGGCCCGTGGTGCCGGTTGTGCCCGTGATGGCGTCGGTGTCGTTGGCGAAGGCGCGTGCCAGCTCGTAGGTGGCAACCTTGATTTGCTCGGGAATTAAGGTGCAGGCAAGGGCGATACCGTCGACTTTGTAGTCCTCGCGGGGCCATTTCAAGGCTTGGGTTTCGGTGCAGCGGTCGCCGTAAAAGCTCAGCGCGTCGATCCAGCGAGTGGCGGAAATGATGGCCCGGTTCTTTTGGTCGTCGGTTTTGTCCGTCCAAGTGGCGGAGTCCGGGACTGTTTCGAAGTACGTGTTGGCCTCAGCCAACGTCACGTAGCTGTTGGCCGACGCGCCTTTCAAAGTGGCATCAATAGTCGCGGCCACAGTCAATACATCCTTTGTCTGAGTCTAGCGGCCTTTGAAACTCTCCTTGATCGCTTGGGTTCTGGAGGTAACAGCGAGGCGTAATAAATCTCTGCGCCCTCTAGCTCCAGGGATGCTTGGGCTTCTGCGTGCTCGCCGTATGGAATATCTAGAAAATAGCGTTGGCTATCCTTTAGTACGAAAAGTCGAACACGTCTCATGAGCCCTCGTCGTAGCGCTGGTGCTGAGCCCACCGTAAAGGCACCGGAGGAGAATTCCAAAAAGCTTGATGCCGGTCAGGTTCGCAAGTGGGAAGACGTGGCGCCCAAAATTAAAGAGCTGCGGGAAGCTGGGGCGACTGTTCCAGAAATCTGCGAGAAACTCGATGTTTCTTATGTGCTGGTAAACCAGCTGATTTTGCAGTCCTACAAGATGGTTGTGCGATCGGCTGAGGTGTTTGAGAGGCAGGAGAAAATGCGCCTCGGCATCGAATAGACAAAAAGAAAGGCCCCCGTTAAGGGGGCCATTTTTATGCCTACAGATCAGGAGTAGGCAGTGGTGTCGAACGGGGTGTTCACCAGCAGACGGCAGACGGGGATCATCTTCGTGGTGCTGAACACCAGGTTCCAGCTGCCGGTGGCGGCCAGGTTGCCGGAGGTGCTGGCGTTGGTGGGGTTGTCGCCAGCGGCGGCCCACTTGGTGCCGGTCACGTGGTAGCCGTAGTGGTAATCCACAGCCAGCACGTCCTGCATGGACAGGATGTTGCGGTCTGCAGCAAGGCGCAGGTCCTGCTGAATACCCTCGGAGACGACGCCCGACTTGAACAGGTAGACGGGATACTTCACCGCGTGGGTGGCAGTGCCGCCGGCCAGGTAGGTCAGTTGGTCGTCGATGACAACGCGGAGACCAGCAAAGAAGGGGACTTCAGTTTGCTGGACGCCCACGCCGCCGCCGCCCCACACAACGGCGCCAGAGGCGGCCAGTGCAGAGGTGCTGAAGGTCAGCATCCCGACCTGCTGCAGGTAGTACGCCACGTTGGAGTGCATGGCGATGCTGTCCAGCTCGTCGCCGCGCTCACCAAGCTTGGTCTTGGCGGAAACCACGTTGGCAACGTTCAGGTAGTTGGCCTCGGTCATAGAACCGGGGACACCAGCGAACGATTTGTCGGTCTGGTTGGGGCCAAGAACGCCGGCGCCGGTGATACCACCGAACAGACCCAGCAGCTGAGCAGACAGGGTGGCGGTCTTCAGCTTGTTGATGGCGGCAGTCAGCTGGTTGCGGACGTGAGCCAGCGGGTCAGCGCCAGAGCCGAGTTTCGAGAGGTCGTCTGCGGCATACGCGAAACCGCGATGCAGCAGGGTCATGATCTGCTCGTCGGCAGTGGCCCGGCCGGGGGTCAGGTAGCCCGAACCAGAGGTGCCCCAGCTGGAGTCAGATTTGATCTGCTCTTCGGTGGGGGCGATGGGGTCAAAGAAGGGCACGCGCACGCGGGTGCCGCCGGCACGAGCGTCGAGGGCAGCGTTGCGCTGGATGATGCCGCTCTGGACCCACTTCGATTGCTCGAAAATGCCTTCAGAGGTGTACTGAAGGAATTCGGGGCGGGTAACCAGGTTTGAGAGGAACGTTCCTCCCGAATAGTTCTCGGAAATGGCAGCCATTGTGGGCTCCTAAAGGGTTTGCGGGAGTGCCCCACAGGGGCTATTTACCGGCTTCCGCTTTCAACAACCGGGCCTTGTCTGGATCGTTGGCCAACATCATCATTTGTTGGGTCACGTTCCAGCTGTCTTTAGACCAGGGGTTGGCTTGGCCGGGGAGGGCGGTGGCGCGGGCACTACCCGTGACACCCATCCCGGCACGGTTACTTGCAGCAAAATGATGCTCGTAACCGCTGCCGGGGTTTTTTAAGTTGGCGATATACTCGCCAACCGGAACTTCGACGCCGCCGACAACAGCCACAGGCTGTCCTTCTTTGGCACGTAAGTTCTCCTGCAATAAACGATACAACTGATCAGGTGCCAATGCACCAGCCTGCGACAGTTGGGCTATTGCAGACCCTTTTAGTTGCTCTTGCGTGAAACTTGACTCCATTGAGGAGATTTTTGCATCGCGCTCCAGTAGCTGCTGCTTCAGCTCTGCAACGGTGTCTTGGGCTTGCTCCCAAAGGGTCTTGAACTCGCCGGAGTCCGCCAATTTTTGAGTTTGGGCGGATTCTTGAGCTGAACGAAGCTCGTCAAGTTGGTGCTGCAGTGATTCGCGGTTATCCCGGTCCTTACGACGCTCGGTAATAAGCTCCGCGTTCTTTGCCTTGACTGCTTCGAGTTGGGCGGCCAGATCGGAGCTTTCAACCACAGGTTGACTAGCAGCAGTCTCCACAGGAGCTTGTGCTGCTTGCTGTTCTTCAGGCACGTTGTTTATTACATGGACTTTTCTAGTCTACGACAAAAGACTTAGTAGGTTCCACCGTCTAGCGTCGCTGCCGTCGCAACGGAGATAACACCGTCGACGATTGAGATGTTGTCGCCTGCGGTCAGCACTGCGTCGTCGCCGGTGTCGCCCTTGGGAATCGTGAAATTCAATATCGCGGCAGTGCTGGTGCCACTGTTACTCACAGATGCGCTGCTGCCCGCAGCACCAGTTGTGATGGTGCCGATTGTGATCGTTGCAGCGGTTCCAGCGGTGCCCTGAGCGCCTTGGTCGCCTTGGGGACCTTGAGGGCCGGTGGCGCCTGTTTCGCCTTGGGGTCCTGTGTCACCCTGAGGACCTTGTGGACCTGTGTCACCAGTGGGTCCGGTTGCGCCAGTGGGGCCTGTGTCGCCCTGGGGGCCTTGGCTGCCTTGGTCGCCTTGTGGTCCCTGCGGACCTGTGGCACCGGTGTCTCCTTGGGTTCCTTGGGGGCCTGTGGCGCCTGTTGCGCCAGTCGCTCCGGTGGCGCCTCTGGGGATTGTGAAGTTGAAGACGGCCTCAGAACTGGTGCCGGCGTTGGTGATTGCTGCGTCGGTGCCGGCGTCGCCTGTGGTGACTGTCCCAACTGCAATTGTTGCGGAGCTTCCGGAGCCGCTACTGGACAGGTTTCCGCCGACTGTTAGGCCGCTGATCTGTTCTTTTGTCTCAGCGTCCAGCCCAAGGGCAAAACCTTCGCCCCAGCTGTATGTTTTGGGGCCGAACAGCTCTTTGGTGGTTGTGTTGATGTACCAGTCGCCGCGTTCGCCCGTGGTGGTGTCGGGGTTGCCCGTGCCGGAGAGCAGATTGTTGAACGCTTCGACTTTTTGGGTCAGACGCACTAGGGCTGTGACCTGGGCAAGCGTTAGTTGCTCCTTTTTGGTGGCCATCAGCGGGATAGGAGTTCAATAAGGCGGTCGACTTGGTTGGTGCTTATCTCGGGGGAGTCGTCGCTCGGAGTAGAAGGGTCTTCCACTAGTTCGGTGGCGTCGGTTTCCATGGCGGCAACCTCTTCCTCGACGTTGATTGTGTCGGGCAGGATTTCGCCTCGGCGCAGGATCTCCAGCAGCATGGAGTCGCTGATTTTGCCCATTTGGTTGAGTTGGGCGAGGACTGAGACGTCTTGGCCGATTAAGCGGTAGTAGTCGAAGTCGCGGTCGACGTGGATTTCGGGTGGTTCGATGCCGACGTACTGGGAGGCGAAATTAAATGCTTGGTTGAGGGCGCTTTCTAGCTCTTGGCTGATGATTGAGAGGACGCTGTTGGATTGGGCTTGGTCGATGCGCTTGGCCTCGGCAGACTCGGCGACAAACTTTTGGCCGAACAGTTTGGTGACGCCCAGCGTCGACATTTGTTGCTCTAGGGATTGGAGTTCGTCCATTTGGGCCGAGAAGCTGGTCGCGTCGGCTTGCACGTAGTACGCCTTGTTGCCCGGTTGCATGGCAATCGCGTAGTTGACGCCCATCGTTGCGCTGCCGGTTGTGTCGTCCCAGCCCTCTAGGACGAGGGTGGGCATTGCGGCGATGTGGAGGGCGTGGATGAGGTCGGCTTGGCGTTGGTAGTGGGTGATATTCAGGTTGGCGATGTCCAGCAGAGGGGGCAGGGAACGCAACATGCCCCGGCGGTTGCTGTAAATCGGCACCATGGGGATTGTGTCGAGGCTGTAGGCGCCCGTGCTGCTGAACTCGACGACGTCTTGGCCCAGGGTGTAGAGGTCGTAGCGGCCTGGGTAGATCACCCGCATTTGCTCGATTTGTTCCTCGCCAAAGTCGTTTAGAGGGCGGGTTGTGTACTCGTGGATGCGGACTTGGGTGAGAGGGGAGCCAGGCATGGTGGATTCCTGGCGCCAGCCCCAGATTTGGGGGGCGTCGACGTGGATGAAGTATGGGCGGCGGCCTTGGGCGCGTTCCTCGGCAAGGTTGCGGGCACCCATTGCAGCCGGGTAGTCCACCAAAATTGCGCTATGGCCATAAGTCAGGCTGCTGACCAAAGCGCGACGGGCATACTCATTGATATTTGAACCAATGCCGTCGATGTTCTCTGCAAGCTCCAGCCAGTAGGGGTCGCCTTCGATGTGGATGGGTTTGCGGAGGATTGCGCCAGCAGCAGTCTCGATTAAACGGCTGGTGTAGGGGCTGAGAACGCTTCTGTCTACGCGGGTTTGATA